CAAGGGCTGCAATCGCAGCTGCTTTGTTTGCCACGCTAATGCCTGATTTAAAAATCAGCTTTGCTTCTGCTACTTCGGCAAGTCGTGTTAAGACGGTGCAAGCGGTGTCGCCAGCAGAGGCATCGGTGGTGTTGTATAAAATGGCTGCGGCAACTTCGCTACCATCGCTGGCGGCATTGTTGTGCAGGGTGTATTTGCTCGATGCCGTGATTTTGCCCAGCACCGTGCCGACGTTGAGGTTTTGACCTGAGATTAAAACGCCCTTGTCGAGCGAGAGCGTTTCTTCATTTGATAACAAAAACTCTGCGCCATAAACGCCTTCGATTTTTACGTTTGCCATTATTTAGAACCTCGTGCATTCATTTGGTGATAAATCGCCGTGGTATCAATCACAACGAGTGTGGTGGGCTGTTGCTCTGCGCCGTCGGTGGCTTGCGTGCTAAATAAATGCGCTGGCAGATTGGTTTTTTGAACTTCTTTTTGTGCCAGTAGTTCTTTTGAAACAGCGGCAAATTGTTCGGTGGTAAAACTGAAATAGGGTGCTGCCGTGGTGTCGCTATATTCCCGACCTAACGCGCTGAATAAATTTTTCACTTCGATTTCACGCACTGATTTTTGTGCTGCTTCTGCGTCGGCTTTAAATTGGCTGTTTTCATTTTTAAGCCGTGCATTTTCGTCTTGCAGAGCCTTGATTTCGTCTGGGGTCATAGTGGATTCCTGTGTTTTTTGCTGGGTGTTAAAAACGGTGACTTGGGTTTTATCGTCTGCGCCCATCGTGACAAACGACACTTCACGAATACGGTTTTGCTTGAGCAAAGTAATTTCACCTGTGAACGTCTGTCCGTTGATGGCGTGTTGTTGGTTGGAGTTGAGGTTTGCCGTTTCGGCGGGAAAGATGCCAACGGACAGTTGCCAGACAATGCCTCGGTCAGCTTTGGTAGCGATGTCTTTAGCAACGGGGTCAATGTCAGCGAACAGTCGTCCTGCGATTTCTATTTGCGTGCCGATGGACACGGTTTCAATTACACCAATCGGTGAACCGCCGTGATTAAAAAGTAGTGGCAGAGGGGTTTCAGCTTGGGTGGTGGTTAAATCAAAAGCGACCGCTTTAAACCACGAGTGGTCAGTAATCACGCCACCCGCGTAGGCAACGCCACTAAACGTGCGTTCACCTTTCGCGGTGGGCTGTGATAATTGAAAGTCAGCTAAAAAATGGAGGATTGGGTTTTGTGTTTTCATGCGCGTTAGATTGCCTACAGCGCAACAGAACATCTAATCGCACGGTTTAGTAAAACACGCGAAAAATAGACAACAAAAAGCCCGACAGGGCATCGGGCTTTTGTTGTTTTACAACTGCGGTGTTATTGGCTTGCCATAAAGGCTTGATAACACTCATCACTCACTTCAATTTCGTCAGGGATAAAGTCACCAACATCGCGTCCCATCATAAAACGCTGGGGCTGACCGTTTATGTAGTAAGAATCGCCATGGCTATTGAGTGGAATTGCATAAACAATCCAGTCACCCAAGCCACCAAGATAGCTAAAACCAACATCTGCTTCTTTGATGATAAAGCCAGCGTACTTTGGATGATTGCTTTCATAAATTCCCGCGACAGGGCATTTTTTAACCCCATAAAACGGCGGTGTGTAATGTCCTTTTTCTGGATACCACTCTGGCTCGGCTTGCTTAGGCTGTGGGTCATCAACTTCAATCCAATCCACCACTTCGCCTTCAATTTCGCCATCGTGGTAAGGGCATTCGATATATTTTTCCAAGCGTTCTTCAAGTGAGATATTGCCGCAGGTGCAGCAAGCAGGATTTCTAATTTTCATGTTTTTGTTTCCTTTAAATTGAGTTGGCAGGGCTTTCGCCCCGCCGTTTGTTTTATTCGACTATGTCCTGCGCTGTTTTAGCAGCACACAATGCCGTGATGACCTGTGCCAGCTTTTCATTTAGGTTCGCCACGTTTGGAAATTGCTCTTGGTGTAGCCCACTGGTTGCCAGTTCAAATAAAATGGCGTTGATAACTTGAGTTAGTGTTTTCGCGTTGAACTCAGCGGCGATTTCAACGACCGCTTGCCCGACTTCGCCAAACCCAGTGGCGGCATTTTCCAAATCGATAACCGAAACTTCGTAGTTTTCGCCAAGCACCGCAACGACCTTCTTTGCAGCCTCAAAAATTACGTCGTTTGCGCGGTCGGTGTCGATGTAGCCATTTTCGTCGTGTTCAAATTCGATGCTTGTCATCAAATCCAGTTGTTTTTTGGCTTCTTTGTTTAGTTTGTTTTTCATTGTTTTTTCCTTTGTTTGGTTGCTGGGGCTTTCGCCCCAGACTTTGTTATTTAAGCCGTGATGCCTGTGAGTTTATAAAACCATCTAGGTTGGCGAATTCCGATGTCAAAGCAGGCTTTGCCCGTTACTAAACCCGCGTATTGAAGCTCTTTAAATTGGTCAACAGTAAGTTGCGCTGCATTCTTTGCTCTGACCAAGCAGCCTGTTTTAGCGTATGCCTCTTTTAATGCTTCAAAACCTGCTTTGGTTGATTCGTTTAAGTTTGTTTTCATGGTCTTTCCTTTGTTTAGATGTTGTTTTAAAAGGCTTTTTATGCCGTCGGGACACACATTACCGTTCAATTTAAAATGACATCAAGTTAAGAAAATAAGTCGAATCTTTAAAACGCAAAAAGCCCCGCAACACTGGGGCTACAGGGCTTTAAAATAGATTTTTGAGTACCGCACTCGCCACTTAATGTGAAGATAAATGCCGCTCGATAATTTCTACAATGTCTTGTACCCATTGGTCAGGCAATTTGCTGGTGGGCATAAATGGGCGTGCAGGAATATCACCCCATAAATGCGGGAACTGGGCTTTTGTGCCGCCGAAATTCATCATCGCGGCTTGCGGGGCATTTGTACCCACAACCACCGACTGTGCGGCGGCTTGGACTGAAAACGAGTTTTTTAAAATTCCCGTGTCGTTTAACGGTTGGTCAGAATGATTACGTCGCCGCGCAATCGTTGTTGGCGACAGGGCTTTCCAATTAATACCATCGGGCGATTTCATGTCCCGAAACCCAAGCCGAATGTTGGTTGCCAAAACCTGCCCGATAGAATTCATGGCAGGTTGCATATTCGCAATGGAATCACCGAGTTGTTTTAGTTTTTCAGTGAGTTCTTTGCTTTCAATTTGAACGGTTAAATCGGTCAAAACGTATCCTCAAAACTTTTCACTTTTATTTTTTATCGAGCGGATAAATATCCCATTCGCCATTTTTGTCATCGCTAGATGGTGCTTGATAAGCCGTTCTGCTTCCGTCGGAGTGGGTAACAATCGATGTTGAAGGCGTTGAAAATTTTAATAAGTAATTGGCTTTTCGTTCTTCTGACCAATCGTCAGGGAATTCATTATTTTCAGCCATCATGGCAAAGCTATCTTGACTGGTTTGATTTTGTCTTTTTAAATTACCAGCCCTAATTTCTGATACGGTTATACCCCTGTGTTTAGCAATCATTTCTTGATGCTCGATGCTCATATCTTCAAATGTGTATCCATCTTTGTACATTGTTAAACCTCCTCAAGTTCAATTTGCCACGCGCCGTTTAATTGGTCATTTTCTTTGTTAACAAGTTTTTTTGAAATCACTTTAAAAGTGGTATTTCTATCAAACAATGTTTCCATTTCGTCATCACTATATTTTGATAAATCCTCGATATTTCTCCCTGTTTTACTTTTTATTTCAAAATGAACATTCCCGCTAAAAACGTGATGTCCAGCGTGTGTGGTACTCCAGAATTCAACTTCAAGTCGCTGCTCACCAACAACGTATAAATCAATCACTTCGTGCGGCAAACTTACAGCGCGAAGCACTTTTCCTTTATTGATTGGCATTTTTTTCAACGCTTGAGAAAGTACATCACCGTAGCCTTCCAAAACATCAGCTTTATGTGCAATGCCGTCGGGTAATCTAAATCCCATTTGTTCATTTAGCCGTCCATGCAATGCACCTGTGTAGGTGTAAATTGCTTCATGTTCAGGTACAGAAAGCCCATAAACTTCTTTCGCTAATTTAGCGTTATTCACAAAATCCTGCTCCTTTCTATATTTTTCACCGAAGAACGATTTTAACGTTTTATCCATTTTTGCTTGTTGTTCTTCGGTGGTAAGTTTAGTGGCATTTTCACGTCGTGCAATTATCGCGGCATCTACTCTTGAGCTTCGGGTGCGCGTTCGTTTTTCTGTATTTGGCGTTGATTCTTTTGTTGGTTGATCTGGCAGGGCAACATTGCTCGCTTTACTGGTCTTTTTCAACGCTGCTTTCGGTTTTTTATGGCTATCTGCAACGATTTCTTTTTTCTCGTCGTCCCATTACCATGTTTCACCCGTTTTGGGATTTTTAATTTTGTCGCCCGTTTTAACGAGGTCGGGATTAAATACGCCGTCTTGAAATTTATAGGGGAACGTTTTTTGAACTTTATCGATATGTTCCTTTGACCACGCTTTTGCCGCAGAATTGGTTTGCGGCGTTTGACTGGCGAATTTGGAGGTAGATGTTTTTGTTGTTTTAACCTTTGGAGGCGTATCAACAGGTGTTTTAGCCACGATGTTATCAACGTGCAGCGGGTCATCTTTTGGTACAACGACTTTTTTCTTGAGTGATTTCGCTAATTTTGGCTCGACGGTTTTAGCCGCCGCTTTTGCTAATCTGTCTGCGATTGCTTTGTTGATTCCAGCAGTAATATCAGAGCCACAGTTATAGTCCCAGCCCTTGTCGGGCTTCATGTTGTCGGGTTCGATTTTTTTGTTTAAACCGTTGTCACCTTTGGAGCGTGCTTGGGCTTGGCTTTCGCTAAGAGAAACCACGGAGCATCTACATCTGTAACCGTTGGCGGGGTAGTGCGTGTCCCAAAATGGGTCGTCAATACGACGGATAATCCCATCGAGAGCGCGGTGGCTAGGACGAGTACGATTATCGTTAATCGCATCGTACATAAGGTAAGGTTGGTAGGCTTCATTTTGCTTAAACTGCTCCCAATGCCCACGGTTGTAGGCGTTTTGAATGTTGGTGCGATAAATGTTGTCAAGGCGGTACTTTGGCAAGCCCAAATCTTGAACGGCAACCCCGTCTTGCCATTGCTCAAACGACTGACCATTCGCTAATTTTGTGAACAGTGAATTGAGGACGGCTTGAAGTTGGTCAAGGCTGGCAACGCCTGCAATTGAAAACGCCAGTTGCCGCTGTATGCCTTGCAACTCGCCGTAGTATTTGGCTGGAAGTACGATTTCGCGTGCGTCCATGGCGGCAATCGCTTCATCAAACGGAACATTAAAACCGACCGACAACGTTGTATCAGGCATTCACATAACCCAATACGTCAGCCGCAAACATCGCTCGCTCTAATAGTTGGCGAAATGGCTCAGTATCCGTATCAGCAAATAACACCGCTAATTTGTCGGCTAAATCTTCGGGGGATTTTGCGGTTTTAATGGCGTTAAAAATTGCCCCTTCAGGAATCGGACTGCTTGAATTTGCCAGCGCGTTGTCTGCTAAATTTTCGATTTTTTGTTGGGCAGAGGTAAATCTCGCGCCCATGGGCGCGTAAAAATTAAACGATTCCTTTCTGCGGTTTTCATCTTTTCTTGCGCCAATTGGCGCAAAAATATTGTCAGCCGCCGCGAATTTCTTTCCGCCAATTGGCGGATTGGCGGTTTGATTTGGTAATTCAGCAGGGATTTCAAAATCACCTTCTTCATAGTCGTACACCCGCAGCAAATAATCGGGCGTGAGTTTCAAAACACCTGCTTGCACCAGCTTGGAATCACGGTCAGCGCGTTCGGTTTCCAAACCCGTGTCATCTTCCATCACAAAAGTCGGTGGTTCACCTGTAAAACCATTCAGCGTGTGCAACGCCGTGACCAGTGTTTGTACTGTTTTTGTCACTAAACGCATATCCGCTTTGCGCCTGTCATCGAGTACCGATTGATGCACTTTTGCGGCGGCAAAACTACCTGCTTTGCCAACGTCGGACGTTAACGTTTGACCAAGAATGACCTTTTGAATCCGCTTTAAAATGGCATTTTCAAATTGCTCAAAGGTCGCACCGTTTTGCTGCACACTCATAAACTCCGCTTCCCAACCAGCGGGGAGCGCAAGTGTAGCGTTTTGCACAGCGGCATTTAAAACAATGGATAAATGGTCAACCGATGGAGTACCGTCTGCCATTGGCATATCGGGCGCAGTACCTTTTAAAAATGGGATTCCTGCGCGTTCAAGATTCTTTGCCCAGAATTTCCAACCATTGACGCGAAACAACCACGCCCAGTACAAACGTGACAACACCGCTTCGCCGTAGGGCTGACGGTAGGTTTGATTACGCACGGTGAGCAGAAATTTGTAATCGGTATCAACAGCCGTTCCCATTGGGTCGAGCATCGAGCGATAAATCAAATCGCCGTTACTTTTTGGCTCGAACCACTCAAACGGTTTTTCGCTAATCTCCGCGAGAGTAATTTTGCCAGCAGTGTTTTTATAAATTATTTCCTGCACGCTGTAGCCATAAAGTACGGCGTTAAATGCACCGCGCAGTACCGTGGCAATTACGCGCTCGATCTCACTCCACAAGAAATTGTTTTGCCGAACTAATCCTGATTCCAACCGCCACGGCGTAGCAATCAAGGCTTCACGGCGCGTTTCAATCGCGGCATAAATTTCGTCATCGGATTCCAAGGTGCGAAGTTCTTTGCGATGAATACCGAGCTTTTTTAAGGTCTCGTCGGTGTCTGCCATTTGCAGCAGATTACTGAATAAATAATCAATCGCCTGCTCGTTGTAGAGGGCTTTCGGTGCTGTTGCCATTAGTAAATCCTCGCCCCAGAAGTAATCGGAGCAGATTGCGCGATACCTGTTGCGCCATAAAACGCAATAGCGAGCGACATCACGGTGTCATCATGTTGACCATGCGGTGCGCCGTAGCGAATCATGCCGCTGGGCAAGCGTTCTTGGTCAAAACACATCAGTTCGTTAATCAACGGCGAATAATCGGGAATCGAAATCGTGCCTTGCTCAAACGCAATGGCGAGTTTTTCAATGATTTCAGCTTTGGAGGCGTTGGTGGTTTGAAACGCACGCACAGGCAGCCCACGGCGTTTGGCTTGTTCAATAAACGGCAGCCCCGTGTTGTTGGATTCAATCAAAATCGGTGCGCCTTTGAAGCGTTGCGACATGGCGACCAGCCGCTCTAATTGCATGACGTATTCGACTTGGTTAAATCTATCGACTGCGACAACTTTACGGTCACGCGCATCAACAACCGTAATCACCGTGAAATCTTCAACTCGCGCTAAATCCACGCCAATAACGTAAGCTCTGCCGTCGGTGTTTTTCTGTTCTTTTCGCCACCAGTCATCATTCGGAATGTCATAGGTGCAAGCGCGAATGTTACGAAATACGCCGCCTGCGTCGTCTAAGAATTGCGCGAGGTATTCTTGTTGGAAAGTACGTTCAGGGAGATTGCGACGGGCTTCTTCAATTTCGTCTGGATGGATAAATGGATTACACGCGGTGGGCATTTGCCAGCTTGCCCAGTTGGGTTCATGGTTAACACCACGTTGATAACAGTCATGGAAATAATTGCGTCCTTTGGGTGTTGATAAAAACCAAGCGTCGCCGCCAAAATCAGTGAGGGTCGGGCGAATGGCATTCTCCCATGCGGGTTGTAGCCGTTTAGCAATGCCTGCTTCATCAATAATGACGCGGCTATATTTACGCCCACGCCCTGCGTCTTCATCTTCGAGTGACCAAAAATCGACTGCACCACCACCGATAATTTCGAGGCGTTTAGATTGTTCACTTTTACAAGTAATCACGGGCTTTAAACGGTCTTTGGATTCACGCCACGCAGCATCAAGCACTTTGTAGGTCGGGGCAAACCAGCCGACGGGATAGCCTTGCAGCGCGGCAGTCGCTAAATCGCTGCACGCGCTCGCGCCCAACGCCAACATAATGCCGAGCGCGGTTTTGCCGCTGCGTCTTCCCAAGCAAACCACGTTATAACGGGCGCGACCTTGCCACACCTTTTGTTGCGCGATGTGCAACGCAGGCAATTTGAGTCTTTTTGTCATCAGCTTCCCACTCTTTTAAAAAGCCGCTTCATCACCGAAGTGACAAAGCGGCAGACCTTAAAACAAAACGAACCGCGTTTTTTAAGATGGATATAGAGTGTTACGAACAGACGTTGCATCACCTAAATGCGTGTATTGAACCGTCACAGTTTTTCCAACCAATGTGCCAATTTCAGGAATCAAGTAACCTGTCAAAGCAGGAATAACAAGACCACCTTCGCCATTACTGGCTTCTAAATCGTAAGTCACGCCTTCAGCCGTAACGTGACGAACGGTGCTATTATTCAAAATGTGGTAAATGCCAAAATTTAACATGACACCTACATTGCCAGCAGAATCGAGCATATCTACTGTAATCGTCACAGTTTCTTCTTCAGTTTTTTCAATGTAGTTAGAAACTAAATTGTCCAAATAAGCCGCATCTAAACTGCGTGTGTGTTCAATCGCTGCAACGGCTGCATTTACCGAAGCAATCGCCGCGTTAATGGCATCGGCAACGCTGGCGTTTGGATTGACGGCAATGTAATCCGCGATTTCTTTTAGCGTGTTTAACGCCTCAGGTGCAGCACCGATTAAATCGGCGATTTCTTTACGGAACGAACCGACGGTGGTGGAATCACCGTTGATGGTCGCAACCAATGTTGAAACTGGTGAAACCGCCGCGTTGATGGCATTGGTACGCGCCGTGACTTCGGCGTTAATCGCTTCGGCTAATGCCGCAGTGCTACCTGTGCCAACCGCTGCCGCTTGGGCTTGCAACGCCGCTAACGCTTCTTTTAAACCTGCAATTGAACTTTGACTGTATTGAATTTGTGCCATGAGAAAATCTCCAGAAAGGCAATGACGGTGTTACTTAGTCCGACAACTGAGAGTAGCCTTGCGGCGATTTAATCTTGTGGGGCATCAAACCGAATGCGCCATTTGGTTTTGATTTTTTTCTTTGATGACCGTTTTGTTTCGACAAAAATAATTTCTTTAGGCAGACGCGAATTATCATCACCGTGCTGGTTTTTTATCTGCTCATCCAACGCGGCAAGGGCTTCTTTCAAACCCGCGATGGAACTTTGGCTATATTGAATTTGTGCCATTTTTTAGTCTCAAATCATTTAGCGTTTTCACCAACAGACGTACTCGTTCAAATTTGGGTTTGCAGGTGCTTTCGTACTCTTTTTTCAAACGATTTAGCGTTGATACATCGACATCCAAACACACGCCGCCGTTTTTAAAAGTGTGTGAAAATCCTTGTTCAATTGCCCACGCGGCAAAATAAAAATCTCGAATAATCATGTCGCCTCAATGTAGGTCACCACGGCAAGTCCTCCCGTGTAGTCGTAGCTGGTATCTAAAAAACGCAAAACGTAATCACCATTCACCCAGTCGAGCGCAATGTTGTCGTGGGTTTCCGTGACAAAATGCCCCGCGTCGCCATAAGGCAAATAAACCTGTGCGATGCCTAACACAAAATTACCGAGCGGCTTGCTTGGCAACACACAGACAAAATCAACAATCGGCATCTTCGGTGTGGTGACACAGGTCACGCCACTGGTTGAACCGCCACCACACACGCCTTCAACTCTAATTACCGACACATCTTGAGAGACTAAAATCAATGGTTGCTGAACTTCGGTGACGATAATGACCACCTCTTGCGTGTTGTTGGTATTGGTAGCCATTACGATTTCGCTCGTGTGACTTGCGGAATCACAAAAACACGCGCTCTATAATCATCAATCGGCGGCAAAATGGTGGTGATTTCGTTTGCCGTCGTTTTGACCTGCAAATCGTAGTAATAACTGCCTGCTGGCAATGCCGCTGTGACCTCGGAGGGAATGTGTAAATAACAAATTCCGTTCACTGGGTCGTCCATCGGATATTGCCCCGCGACGGTTGAAACGTGCAGCACCGCAGCTTCGTCGGTATCCGCAAAATCTTTTTTTAACGTCAGCCAAAACTTGTAGCTCGTGATGTTAGTCACGACCGCGTATTGAATTTGCAGCCGATAATCGTCGCCGTTTCTAATACTCGGAATATTCTTTTTAGCCATTGTCACGCTCGATGATGATTTTTTGCGGTTCGTTGTTATTCTGCTGGGCGTTAGTATTGGTGATGCTCGCAGCGGCGGGGTAATACGGCACAACGCCTGACACGCGCATCGTTGAAACCAAGGTGTCAGCGACAATTTTGCAATCGATAGGTTTAGGTGCTTCGCCCATCGATTTCACTGCCATCATCGCCACTTTTTGCCCCGCCTTGGCGTAAAATTCACGCACTTTGGTTTGCTCGTCGATGGCTTTGGTGACGACTTCTTGGACTGTTGAATCCAGTGTTGAAATGACCTCTGCAACCCGCGCACCGTCTGCGATAAGCTGTTGAAACTTACCTTTCTCCCAACCTTCGTTTTTCGCTCTTTTACTGACGGTGGAACGGTCGATACCCGTTTCGGTGCTGATGTCATTTAAACTTTTTCCCGTTTCAAATAACGCTTTCGCTTTTGCCCATTGCTCAGGGGTAGCAGGTTTTGCCTTAGCCATCGACCAGCGCGTTGAATAACTCCCCGCTGCTTTCTAAAACGGCTGCTTTGCCAGTGAGTTCTTGCCAGCGACGCACGATGACATCGCAATACTTCTCCTCGAGTTCCATTAAACGGGCAACCCGATTAGTTTTTTCGCAAGCAATCATCGTTGTGCCAGAGCCACCGAATAAATCTAAAATCATCTCGCCATCGTTGGAGCAGTCCAAAATTGCATCGACTACGAGTTGCGTCGGTTTCACGGTGGGGTGGAGTTTTTCATTGCCGCGTTCACCGTTTGAAAAACTGGTGACCATTGGATAATCCCATACGTTGGTGCGATAGCGTCCCGTTTCGCCGAGTTGGAAATTGTTAGTGTGTTTTTCTGTGCCGTTTTTGTAAGCAAAAATCAGCTCGTGTTTGTTGCGATAAAACGTTCCCATACCACCGTTGTTTTTATTCCAAACACATAAGTTTTTGAGTTCGGTGTAAATTTCGCCAGCGGAGGTAAGTTCTTGAATGTGTCGCCAATCCATACAAATATAATGAATCGAGCCGTCTTTTGAGGCGGCAATCAGGCAAGTGAACACAGCGCGTAAAAAATCGGTGAACTCGTCTTTGCTCATCTCGCCCGATGCCATTTTGAATTCGCCATGAATCCTGCCGATGCTGTTTTCTGATGCTGCACTTCCCAGTCCTGAAATTTTGACGTTGTACGGCGGGTCAGTGAACACCATCTCGGCTTTGTCGCCGTTCATTAGCGCGTCTACCGCATCAATACTGGTGCTGTCGCCACACATCAAGCGATGTTTGCCACATAGCCACACGTCGCCGAGTTTGGTAATCGGTACGACTGGAGCTTCTGGCACATTGTCGAGGTCGGCATCGTCATCAAGTGTGGTGACATCGGTGTCGTCAAATTCACTCAAATCGAAATCTTCAAAGCCTGTTAAATCAAGGTCAAAACCCAGCTCGTCGAGTTCCGTTAGTTCAAGGCGTAATAAATCCATGTCCCATTCGGATTCAGCCACTTTGTTGTCTGCGATGCGAGCCGCTTTGGCTTGGGCGGGAGTGAGGTCTGCTCGAATAATGACGGGGACGGTTTCCATTCCGAGCTTCTTACAGGCAAGCAAACGCCCGTGACCTTTGATGACTACGTTATTGGCATCGACCACAATCGGCACGTCATGCCCGTACTCAGCAATCATCGAAGCGAGTTTGTCGATTTGTTCGAGTGGGTGTTTTTTGGTGTTGTTGGCGTAGGGAATCACGCTGTCGATAGCGACCCGAACTATTTGTGCGTCAAATTTGTTCATGTTTGTGTCCACTATCCAATTGAAACCATGCCGCCAGCCTGTTTGTAAGCACTGACTAGAAAATTCATGGATTGCTCATGTTGTCCATAACCCGCGTTTGGCAAACTCGCCCAGCGTGACGCACATTTTTTAATTGCTTCTTCAATGCGTCCTTTTTCAATATCTTCTAAGGCATGACATTCGCGGATTAACTGCACCGCAATGGCATCTTGCGAGGCTTTGCCGAAGTCTTTTAAACCCAGTTGTTTTTTATACGCATCAAAATAACGCGCTAAAATTTGATAGCGACCTGCGGCGGTTGATTTAATGCCGAGTTTTGGCAAATCGACGGCAATGCGTGGATGGTCAGCGTAACTATTGAAAAATTTGCCGCCAACCAAAACGTCGTAACCATCATCGCCTTTGCCCCACGTTCCTTCGCTTTTCGCAATCGCGTCTAAAAATGCTTTTAAATTTCTAGCAATCATTTTTCAGCTCCTGTTTTTACACATTGAGCAATGCCTAGTTTTTTACGCAAAAATAATTCGATGAAGTAAATAGCACGGCTACCCATGTGACCTGAAAGCCCTACGAGTGCAGCGGTGATGGTTTGGTCAAGGTTGGAGGTTTGACATAAGAAAAAGGTAATCACGCCCACAAAACTGCTGATGACCATTTCGCCAATCAGTTCGTAAAAACTGAACTTTTTGGTGATGCCTTGTTTGATTTTGCGGATATAGCTGGCAATGCCGCCCCACATGGATAAAAAACATACCCATGCAAACGTCATGATGCTGTCGGCATTGAAATTAAAAGGATTGGGAAGCATGGCGCACCCGCTAAAAGTTGAAGTTAGCGCGTACAGTAAGGATTAGCGACGGAGCTTTCTAATCGCGTGATTTAGTAAAACGTGCGAAATTTTAAGATTTATTGAAACAGGTCACTTTGTTTTTTGTCACGTTGTTCTTTGATGATTTTGCAGATATGTTGGTAGCACAAGTCGTATTCACGGCAGAGTTGGAGCGTGTTACGCCCGTTGAATTTGCGATAAATTTCGGCGTTGCGTTCGGAATAATTGTTGGATTTTTTGTGAATGTAAATCGGCACGCCACCGTAGTTTTGACGAAAATTTAGTGTTAGGTCTTCACTGATGTCTTCAGCGATTTGGGATTCGACCGAACGAGCTTTGAGTTCACGCGCAATAAATTCACGCATTTCAGATAAAAAATTACTCATAAAATCAGCCTCCAAAGCGTTACGGGGGCGAGATTATAAACTAAACGTAATGGATTAAAACGACTGCTTTATCTCTGGTAAGTTAGGCAAAACCACTGACTATGATATTTACAAACTCCGTTCGTAGTGGTGGATTTCGTTAACATCAAACGAAAGAAACTTGCCGCCATGTTCTATTTCTTCTTTTTTTACATCTTCAATGGCTTCTTCTTCTGTTACTTCAAAGATTCTGGCATATTCAGCTAGTGAGAAAACAGGCAAGTTATCTTTTGTAAATCCGAGTTCGGTTGGAAGCTCTCCTGCACGTTGGAAAAGTTTGGTGATTCTTGTAGTAAATTCTTGTGAGCCATACTCAAGAAGTTCTGTTAATAATCTGAATGCAGTGTCGTTATCGACTTCATCCAAAGAATCATATTCAGAAATTTCTTTCATCGCAGCAACAAAACGGGGATGTTCATCATTTTTTGCGTTGTCATTCACTTGAGATTGTTGGTTAACGACATCGGAAGTATTGGGTAATTGAGTGTCTTTTGCTTTGTTCATGTGTGAAATTGGAAGTTAGATTATGTTGTTTTTTTTAACAGTCTTTAAGGAAAACTCGCCGTAAATAGCGAGTTTTCTCTTTTTAAAGGTTGCCATCATGCAACCTTCTTCATGTTGCCGTCTCTTGCTAACCAATCTTGAATCGCTTCGTAATTGGATCGTAAAAGAGTCTCGATGTCTGCAATCTTTGAATTTTTTTGCGCTTCAGGTAGGCGGTTAATCATTCGTGCCAAACTTAAATCTTCCTCTGACACACCTAATTCGCCCAAATTACGCGCTACCACTTTAATTGGTGGCTTTTTTACATCCTCCAAAACATCAATATTCTCTATTCCTAAGACGTTTTGAACAATCTGGCTTCGTACCCCAGTCAGAATATAGCTAACGTCCGCCCCTATTTCAGCAATCCTTGTGAAATATCCTGCACTTGCCTCGGTCTTGTTTTGCTCATACATAATTTGAGAGCGACGTGATACGCCTCCTTTTTCTGCAAAATCATCTTGGTTAAAACCAAGTTTCTCGCGCTCTGCTTTAATTCTGTCACCAATTTTCATAATTATTACCTCATATTTTTGCAGATGTGCAAAAAAGATTACTTTTATGTTGCAATGTAATCAATTCAGCACTATTATACATCATACTGCACACAATGTGCAGAATTCGAGAGTAACACAAAGAGGTAGATATGCAAAAGGTAAAAAATAATTGTGAAAAAGAACGGCTAAAAAAGGAATTTCAAAACGTCAAAATTGGTTTTCTAAAACAAAATCTAAACCTGCGCCTATTTTGTGATTTGAACAAAATCGACAGAAGACACGTTTATCGCATTTTTAACGGAACGTTGAAGGGTGAAAAAGCAACCGCTTTAAAAAACAAAGTTATCGAAGCATCGCGGGGTAAAAAATGAGTTTTCAAGCTATGACATGGGCAATTGAACAAGAACTACAGGTCAAAGAAAAAATGGTTCTGCTTATGCTTGCCAACTACTGCAACAACCACACTGGGCAGTGCAATCCGTCTTTACCCACGTTAGCAAAAGAATGTGGCATGAGTAAGGATTCAGTTATTAGAGCCATCAAAATTCTTGAAAGCAAAAAGTTGGTGACTCCAATTCGACAAAAGATTGGTGCAGTAAATTTACCCAACCAATATTTACTTGCGGTAAGTGACGGCACAAAGCAACCAGTAGTAGCAGAGAGCGACTACCCCCCTAGTCGCTCACAGCGGGTAGGTAGTAGCTGTGTGCTACCCGAACCAGTAATACAACCTATTAAAAGAACTATTACTACTACTACGCCACCAGAAAATTCCAAAAATTTGGAACTGAAATTAACCGCCGAACAACAAGCCTGTTTCGACTGGGCAAAAGAAAATGACTACTGGCATTTAACCACCACGTCCACTGAAGAATTTTTACTGGTCTACAACAATCCCAAAGGAGGTATGCGAAAACAATTCAACGCCTACAAAAAATCACCTAATCCCATTAACGGAGGAAATCATGCTGCACATCAGCAAGCATCTCAAAAACTATCCGCTGGAGACCGAATCCGAGTCGCCAACGGAATCCCACTCAATGACGAACTTACCGTCATCGACAGCACCGCCACTCACGTCGTTTGAAAAGACACGGCAATTTTGGGCAGCGATGGGAGACATCTACGGTTCGCAATGGACAAATGCGTTTGGTCACAAACCGAACCAAGTTTGGATAGCTGAAATTGAGAGGTTAACGCTCACAGAAATAAGTTTAGGCATTGAGCGGTGTAAACACTCGGGTTCGCCTTATGTACCAAACCTGCCGCAATTTTTAGCGATGTGTGACCCATTGCATGGTTACACAGATGAACAACGGGCGTTTTACGCCAGAACACAAGGAGGCAATGAATCAAAACAGTTACCTAAACCACCACCCAATCCTGAAATACGAAAGGCGGCACTGGCAGAGATTAAATCGACGCTGGGAATGCCTGAAACGAAAAAGCCAGCTCTGTAGTTGCAATACAGAAACTGGCAAATTTTGAACCCTCTTACGAAGTTCGGAGAAATTATGACACGAATAAAATTTTTTCATATCACCTTTTTAATTTTGGAGGCTTGCGATGTTCTACGGTAGCCAATTTGCGTGGGACAACGCCAGCGACCCACTTTGGGATGCTCCTGAAATTCCCGATGACGTTTATACAACATTAAAAGCGGAGTTCGATGATGACTGGATGGCTTATGACGTACTCAGCAATGAAACCGTTGCCAAGACATTGTTAATGCTCGCTGACGGTTCAAAAGTGAACGACATTGAAATGGCGAAATTTAAAAAAGAACTGCGCTCGGCATACGACAGTGAACTTGAAAAGTACACCGACAAGCACCTTGAAGAAGCGTTGAAAGCCTATCAGTCTGCAAACGAACGTGACGATTTTGATGATTTCAACGATGACGATTATTGATTAACACCTCGGTAGCCATTGGCTATCTCCTGACCTCGCGCCGCTTTGAAACGGTGGCGCATTTTTTTAGAAGGTGAACCAAATGATTTTTATAGCAGTCGAACTGGCAATTATTGCCATCACACTGGTGCTGATGCACAAACAACAAGGCAATCAAAAACGCCGCGAAAAAATGTTGAAAAAAACATGGATAGCGATGGGTGCAAACCGATGAACGCCGTCATTGATATACCACAAACCCATGTTACGCCGATTCAGCCACTCGGTTATTTCGAGCGTCCTGAACTCAACTGCTCAGGCATGAAAGAGTTGTTGAAATCTCCCGCGCATTTCAAACACGCCCAAACCATGTCGCGAATCGAAACTGATGCCATGCGACTCGGCACAGCGGTTCACGCGCTAACACTTGAACCCGTGAAATTTGCACAAGATTACACCGTGCTAATCGACAAAATCGACAAACGTACCAAAGCAGGCAAAGAAGCGTGGGCGGAATTAACGGAAGGTGGACGCAAATTGGTGCTAACCCGCGACGAATTTGAGCAAATCAAAGGAATTTCGGAAGCCGTCAAAACGCACCCAACCGCATCCAAAATTCTGAATTTTGGTATGGCAGAGTTTGAAATTTATACGCAAATCCAAGGCATCGGTGCGAAAGCAAAACTCGACTGGTATCGCAAAGGCATTATCGCTGACCTGAAAACCACAGAGGATGCGAGTCCAGCGGGATTTGCTAAAGCCTGCGCCAAATACGGTTATGCGATGCAAGCCGCTTGGTACTTGGATTGTGCGAATGCAGCAGGCATGAATGCCCGTGAGTTCATATTTATCGCAGTCGAAAAATCTGCACCGTATTTGGTGGGGATTTATTGCCTCGACGACACAGACCTTGAACGTGGACGGGCAGATTATCAGCAGGCTTTGACGATTTATCGTCTCTGCCTTGAAACGGGCAACTGGCACGGCTATTCCACCAACATCGAAACCTTAAAACCACTGCCTACATGGGCGTTTAAACATACCACAAGCAATCGCTTAGGAGATTCATCATGTCTTTAAATCAATTTCCAACTCAAACCACGCCCTCGAATTTAAATTCGATGGCACAAACTGACCAAAACCGTGCGGTGGCGGAAGTGCAAGCGGCGATGATGATTGCCAGCATGAACCCACGCAATCAACGCGGGGCGATGGACAGGATTCTAAACGCCTGCACGCGGCAATCGCTGGCAGAAAGCGCGGTGTATCAATTCGCCAGAGGCGGAGCAAATGTTTCAGGCGCGTCAATTCGGCTCGCCGAAGCGATTGCTCAACAGTGGGGAAACATTCAATTTGGTATCCGAGAACTCGAACAACGCAGTGGCGAAAGTACCGTTCAAGCCTTCGCATGGGACGTTGAAACCAACACCCGCCGTGAAGTGACGTTTCATGTCGCTCACGAATTGCACACGCGCAAAGGCGTGAAAAAACTCACCGACCCGCGTGACATTTACGAGATGGTGGCAAACCAAGGCGCACGGCGGTTGCGCGGCTGCATCTTGGCGATTATTCCCAGTGATGTGACGGAGGCAGCGGTGGCGCAATGTGAACGAACCTTAGTTACCACAGCAGATGTTACGCCTGAAGCGATTAAACGATTGGTTGAAGCCTTTGAAGCCTTTGGGGTGAGCAAAGAACAAATCGAACTACGAATTCAACGCAGGTTGGATGCGGTGCAGCCTGCACAGGTGGCGAATTTACGAAAAATCTACGCCAGTATTCGTGATGGCATGAGTACCCCCGACGAGTGGTTTGAAAAGCCTGTAGCTAAATCGCGTAGCGTGGAAAGTTTGATTGAAGTTGAACCGCCCAAAGAAGCCGAACAGTTGCCAATTGGCAACACTGAACTGCCGCCAGATCCGTATGGCGAATGGATAAACAAAATCGAAATCTGCCAAACCGTCGGCGATATTGCCAAATTACTCAACGAAATGCCTGCCAACGTGAAAACCGATTTGAAAGAGTTGGTCACTAAACGGCAGGACGACATCAAAGCACTGGCTCAACAAGAAGCCGCGCAATAACCGTTTCAAAGCTGCTCGCTTATCAAAGCGAGCGGCACTTTCGGAGAAAAATGATGAGTAAGAATTTATCGAACACCAACAGCCACGCTCTCAAAATTATTCAAAAAGAAGGTATTACGCGCTATTTGTCACGCCAAGCCAATGTTGAACGGCGCAACAAAATTCGTGAATTTGATAGTTACGTTGGCAGCGACGGCAAAGGTTCAACATCACCTGCTGGTATGGCTATTTCAATTGCTCGTGCCATCAAAGATTCGTTTGGTGTAGCAGTGGCAGAAATGAATGAGTGGCAATTAAACCAACTCATCATGCTCGAAAACAGCGCGATTCAAATCATCGAAAACGGTATGAAAGCCAATCTGCCTCGTGTCGAAATCCGCCAGCGTATTTTCGATGTTATCAAGCTCAACAAACAGCAATACGACATTATCAACGGAGATTCAAAATGAACGAATTACAACAATTACCAGATATGACGCTCGAAGAAGCACAAGTCAAACACGCCGAACTTAAAGCCCTTGAAAGTGTAATACGTTCAAGTTTGCTTGAAATGCGCGACCGCAAAGGTTGGAAAGTTTTAGGCTATTCGAGCTGGGCTGAATACGGTGAAACAGAATGGGGATACGGTCGTCAATACTTAGACCGATTAGCAACCGCTTCTCGTATTCAACAAATTGTTGCGCCAATTGGCGCAAGCGATATTCCTGAAAGCAATTTACGCCCCCTTGGAAAAGTTCCCGATGCAGATAAATCCGCCGTGTACGAAGAAGCCGTTGAGCGTGCCTTAGCCGAAGGTAAAAAACTGGGCGCGAAAATGATGGAAGAAGTCGTTGCGGATTACATGGCTAAAAATTCGCAAATGCAAAAACGCCTCGATTTTCTTGAATTAGACAAAGTGGAAACAACTAAACAAAACGACCAACTCCGCAATGATTTAGCGTTCAAGGTAAATGAAAAAGTGGATGAAAAATTAGCTATCGAACGCGCCACCTTAATTCTTGAAAATTCCAATGCGTTGCAGAACGCACAAAAATTGATTGATGACGCGCAAGACACCATCGAACGCCTGCAACAAGAATCAGCTGACCAGCTGGAACGTTTCAAAAAAGAAAAAGACAAAGCGGTCAGAGACGGCATTAGTCTTGAATTAAGCAAACGTGAAACTGAACTGCGTCAGCTGGATTACCAAGTGGAATCGTTGCAAAAGCAAACCGCCGAATTACGAAATGCCCGTGATTTGCTCGACAAAGAAAATGGCATCATCAAACAGCACCAAGACAGTATCAAAGATGTCAGCGGGGCAATTCAGGACATCAAAGCCGCATTATATCTAGCAAGCGAGAGTGGCAGCATTCCCATCGAACTGATGAACACTTGGCATTCATTACACGTTGCCTTCGCCGAATTAGCCAAAGAATTCAATGCGTTTTGTAGTCGTAGCGCGAATAGCGTGGTGATTGATAGCAACGCACTTGTATTGGATTCCACCGATGATTTTGATGACCACTCTTTTACCGCTTGGGGAAACGCATGAACGAACAACAACGCGCCACCGTCAATAAAAAAATGGATAGATTGAGATTAAAGCCACGTCGAAAAACAAACTGGGGCAAAGGTTTCATGATACCCGCGAAAAAAACGGACATTGAAATTATTGAAAGTGAACGTTTTAGACGTATCAGCGAACGGGAGATACGAAATGGTTTCATTTGACATAAAAGAGGCAGCGGATTTTTTGAAACTTCATCCCGAATCATTACGAAAAATGGCAGCATCTGGCGAAATACCTGCGTGCAAAATTGGTAAAAGCTGGATTTTTATTCGTGAACATCTTGTTGAACACATAAGTGGTCGGTATGCTAATCAGCGGGGGATCTTGCGATTAGTTGGTAATAAATCACAGGAGACTGAACAATGTCACTCTACAAAAGATATGGCAAATGGCACGTTGATTTCATCGACGCGAACGGAAAAAGAATACGACAATCTACTGAAACTTCCGACAAGCAACAAGCCCAAGAATTCCACGACAAACTCAAAGCGGAAGCGTGGCGGATAAAAAATGCTGGTGATAAACCCAAGTACAGCTGGCAAGAAGCTGTTGTGCGGTATTTGACGGAACAATCAGAAAAAAAGAGTTTAGTAACAGATAAATATCATTTGCGTTGGATTAACGAGCATCTTAGAAATAAGCAGCTACATGAAATTACGAAAAAAACGCTGGATGATATGAAAGCTGCAAAATTGAAAACGGGGGTTACCAATGCCACTGTTAATCGAATGCTCTCGACCGTTCGTAAAATATTATCGACGGCAAAAAATGATTGGGATTGGATAGATACTGTTCCAAGTATAAAAATGCTTTCAGAGCCAAGTTGTCGCATTAGATGGTTAACTAAAGATGAAGCCCTCAATTTGATTGAACAAGCTCCAGAGCATCTAAAAGCAACGATTCGATTTACTCTGGCGACAGGGTTGCGTGAAGGAAATGTGACTGGGCTGCTTTGGTCACAGGTTGATTTAGAACGGCGTTGTGCTTGGATTCATCCTGAACAAGCAAAAGCAGGTAAAGCAATCGCAGTTCCGTTGAATGATGATGCAATTGCCGTTTTGCGTTCTCAAGTTGGAAAACACAAAGAGCGCGTTTTTACTTACAAAGGTGAGCCAATTCTAAAAGCTAACTCTACTGCGTGGGAAAATGCACTGAAACGCGCAGGCATTGAGAATTTCAGATGGCATGACCTTCGTCATACATGGGCAAGTTGGCATGTACAAGGTGGGACACCTTTGAACATACTAAAAGAGTTGGGTGGTTGGGCGGATTACGATATGGTTTTGAGATATGCACATTTATCAAGTGAGCATCTTGCTCATCATGCTAATGTCACGATTCTGCCACTACAGCAAAAAATAAGACGGGTTAAATAGCTGTAACCCGTTGATTTAATTGGTCGGAACGACAGGATTTGAACCTGCGACCCCTTGTCCCCCAGTAATGACCACGAAAATAAAATAACGATAAATCAGTAACATATACGCGGTGATGCTCACAACTCCTGCTTTAATATAGCTACATTCAACATTACTCATATCACACTCTAGTTACAAAAAAGATACATTGGATACACTACAGAATCATTATTGTTTGATGGTCATTAAATCAAAAAACATAAGTCTGGTCTTCTCGTCACTATCTTTGGAACTCAAAAATTTAAATTCGTTTTTTTCATAAAAACTTACTGTTTGTGCAACATTCATAGCATCGACTACTATAAAACGACACCCTGTCTTATTATCATTTGTGAACCAATATTTGATGTAGTTCAACAAAAAACTACCAAGCCCTTTGCCTTGCCAATCCTTGTGAACCGCCAACCGTCCTATTTTCACAGCTGGTAATGTCTTAAACCGCTTGGTGTTTGGAACATTTCTTGATGCACGGTTGTAAGCAGTGCCGTCTACTTTTCTGGAAATTGAATCATTTGAAACGCTAAAAAAACCAGCAACTTTGCTATTTTCAATCCAAACATAAGTAACAGCCATAAGCTCATTATCAAAATGAGCCGAATCTTGAAAAAAAAATTCGTTTAAATCATCATTATCGCAATCGAAGGTTGTGTCTCGCTGGTCATTAACTCTTAATCGTATTAACACGGTAATTCTCGTAATCCGCCAAACTATTGAAGACTTGAACACTTCTGCCTGCTGCCATTATCCGCTCATAATTTTCAGGGCTAACGCGCTTGCTTTCATTTTCTTTAATCATTTTTTCAAATCTACGCGCATCTTTGCCTGTTAGAACAGGCGTATCTTTAATAGGTGTTGCCATTTTCTTGCTCCAAAGTTTGTAACTAATTGAAACTAATTTTTGAATTATTAGCCATTCTGACAGTCACTCAATATATTAATTTCTAAAATCCTTCATCGAGAATTAACATTTTCGAGAATTTTGCGTTCTTTTCCGAGAGCTAATTTTATTTTTTCGTTTGGTTAATCTTCATTCGTGTAACGAACGAAGATTATCGAGAAAGTTTTACAGTCATATCAAATACCGCATTCTTTCCATTACTTAACTGAGTGCTAGGAATTTGAAGTTTCCCAGATAAACTATCAACTGTCCCAGTAAGTTTAAACTCTTCTTTCCCTTCTGCAACAACAAGGGGACGGCGAGCTTTCGCTTGTAAAGAGCAATGATCTTGTTGACATAAAAACTCACCATCATCTAGCAAAGAACGTTGTTTAGTTCCAATGGTTACAACGCTTTCTTGTAATTTACTGTCATTATCAATAAACAAACGAAGCGTCCCACGGCGAATATCGTCCTTAGTTATTTCTATTTCTACGTCATATACTTTCAAACTATCTGGTGGTTTTGATGTAAGTATTAATTCTGAACCTATATCTGCAAGGTTTCCAGCTCCACCATCAATAAATTCTTCCCAAAAAGATTTAAGTCCTTTTATGTTGCCAGATTTACCAGAGCCGAATATATGAAATACAGCATTTTGAAAGTTCAATTTTCTAGCTTCTGCTAATTTTTTTGCTTCTAATACACTAGAATTTTGGCTACTGATTAAATCTGAGTTTTCTAACATATCACTGTAAATTATTACTCTGATAGCTCCGTTTCGATTATCGAATCTTGCTATATCATTTTCTAATGCGCGAATAATTTGTTTTTTTACAGTCGAACTTTTTGACTTTTGCTGAGATTTTTCCGTTAGAATTTTCTCCAAAGCACCTGTCATTTGAGCTTTGAATACAGTTTTTTGTTCCTTCAATTGTTTAGAAGCATCAGTGGTAAGTAATTTTTCTAAAAATCCAATCGATTCTTTACGCTTTTCTAATTCCGCAATGGTTATAT